GGCGCCAAGAGTAGCTGGAAGCGCAAGACCCAGGCCGCTAATGGCTATTTGAACCAGTTCCGGGCCAGCCCGATGATGGCCAGTAACCCATAACCTAATCCCCACGCCAAAACGGCCCGCCTCGCGCGGGTTTTTTTGTGCCCGATTCTCGCCGGATCTGCGTAAGACCGGCCCGACCCGCTGAATGGCGGGTTTCTTTTCTCGCCGGGATGGCGACATGCATCGCTGGGAAGCGACGCAGAGCAATGGCTCACCCACACGGATGCATCCGATAAATGCAAGTAGAAGACGATGACTGATGAGAACGTCAACCCTGACGTGCAGGCTGAATTTGATCTGAATCAGCTTGACCCCGGCTCACTGCCAACCGATCCGGAAGCGCTGATCAGGCTTCTGGGTGGCGCGCAGACCGAGTCGCCTGAACCGGATGAAGCGCAGGACGAGGATCCTGCGGAATCGGAGTCGTCCCCCGAGGCGGTCAAGACCGAGGAAGACGAGGAAGCCCCCGTGCTGTCGGCCGATGGCAAGCATGCGATTCCCTTTGCTGTGTTGAAGCAGGAGCGGGAAGCGAAGCGTGCCCTGGCTGAACAGAACGCCCAACTTCAGCGTGAGCTGGAGATGCTGCAGCAAGCCAAGGCGTCTGGTACGCCGGTCGAAGCGGCCGTTGATATGGATGATCCTGAACTCAAGGCGTTTGAGGAGGAGTTCCCGGAACTCGCCAAAGCCAACGCCAAGATGCGAGCGGAGAACCTACGCCTTCGCCAGGAAGTCGACGCGCAACGGCAGCAAGTCCAGGAAATCGCCGCGCACTTTAACCGTGAGCGGGAGGCCAAGCTGCAGCAGGACGCCGAGATGGTCAATGCGGCCATCGATGCGAATCCGGTGCTGCGGTACTTGCGCAGTGAAGAAGGGGACACGCAACTGTGGGAAGCCGCCGTTGCGATCGACAGCGACATGCAAGTCAAGCCGAAATGGAAGAACGCTTCCGTGGAGGAACGCTTTGCAGCCGTTGTGGCACGTCTGGAGGAAGACTACGGCCCGGTGAAAGTCCCCGCGGCCTATCAGTCTCCCGTCCGAAAACCTGCCGCCAAGCCCGTGCAGAAAGAAGAGCTGACGATCAACACGCTCTCCGATCTGCGCGGGGGTAGCAGTCCGGAGGCGACTGAACTCTCCGAGTCCATGAGCACGATTGATCTGCAGAACCATTTTCTCAATATGGACCCTGCTCAATTGGCGCGACTGGATCCCGAGGAATTCATCCGCCGAATGAAGTAACCGCGAACCGCCGAGAGGGCGGTTTTTTTATGCGCGTCGTGATGACGCCTTATCCCATTGCAGGACACTTAAATGGCACAAACAACTGTACCTGTGGGTTCTCCGTTAGCCCGCAAAATCTATGGCGCGGCCCTGTTTGCCCGAATCATTCAGGCGCCGAGTTTTACCAAAACCCTGACCGGTGAAGCCCCCAATCAGGGGTCTGCCGAGTCCAAGCTGAAAGGCCAGACGGCCGCCACGATGCCTATCGTGCGCGTCACCGATTTGTCCAAGACCCAGGGCGATACCGTCTCGGTTGACCTCTTCGACACCATCAACGGCAAGCCGATCGTCGGCGATCGTTCGGCGGAAGGCACTGGCGAAAAGCTGACCTCTTCCAGCATGGACGTGCGCATTGATCTGCTGACCAAGGCGGTGGATGCGGGCGCCAAGATGGGCAACCAGCGCACCGTGCATAACCTGCGTGGTGTGGCGATGGCCCAGCTCGAAGGCTACTTCCCGCGTCTCTACGATCAGATGGCGATCTGCCACCTAGCCGGTGCGCGTGGCTCCATGACCGGTCGTGACTGGATCATACCGACCGCGGGCGATGTGGACTTCTCCGACATCGCGGTCAACAGCATCAAGGCGCCGACCTATAACCGCCACTTCGTGGTGGATACGGCGTCGACCGGCAACATCATTCAAGGTGGTGCCCAGCTTAACAGTATCGGTAACACCGACATCATGACGCTGGAGCACATCGACACCCTGTCGCTGCTGCTGGATGACCAGGAGTTCCCGATGCCGAACGTCAAGGTGGCGGACGATCCTGCGGCGTCTGACGAGCCGATCAAGGCCATTCTGTGGGTCACCCCGCGCCAGTGGTATCACATGCAGACGTCCGGAGGCACCTCCAATACCTGGAGAACCTTCCTGCAGAACGCATGGGTCCGCAAGTCCTATGGCTCCAAGCACCCGCTGTTCAGCGGCGAACCGGGCCTGTGGAACGGCATCCTGGTCAAGAAGCTGCCGCGGTTTACCGTGCGCTTCGAGTCGGCAGAAGCCGGCGTCAAGTATGTCGCGGTCGGCGATCGCTATACCGGCACCGAGTCCAGTGTGACGATTGGCAGCATCAGCGGCTTTGCGGTTGAGCGCGCCATCCTCACCGGTGGTCAGGCGCTGGCGATGGCCTATGGTCGCAACAACGGCAACGGCGGTGTCTTCAACTGGATGGAGCGCGAGTACAACTTCAAGCGCGGCATCGAGGTGGCAGGTGACGCGATGTTCGGCATGAGCAAGCTGCGCTTCAACTTCGCCGACAAGAACGGCAACAGCGAACCGACCGATTATGGTGTCGCTGTGGTCGATTCCGTCGTGAAGCTCTGATCGATCCCCTATCGGGGCTGATCTTGGGATTGGCCCCTTTTCATTTCGAGGAATATCTATGGCTATTGTTACCGCAAGCACGCTGACTCGCTCGCCGACCAGTGAGCGCAGTTATGACTACAGCGACCAGGCATCCATCACCGCGACCCCGGCAACGGGCGATCTGTGGAACTTCCTGGTCATTCCGGCCGGCACCGAGATCCGGTCGATCACCATCCAGAATGCCGACCTCGGCACCGCGGCACCGTTGGATCTGGGCTTTGCCCCGGTCGATGGCTCAACCGGTGACGCCGATGCGTTCCTGGACGACTATGCCGCCGGTACGGCTGCCGCAAACGGTGTCCACTACCTCCTGGCTGCGCCCGTTCGGGTGGAGAAGGACAGCTTCTTGCAGGCTGTCTTTGGCACCATCAATACCGGTGCCTCCGGTGCGATCACGGTACTGATCAACGGCAAGTTGCTCGGACCTAAGTAAGTCTCGCCCGGCCTTGGTGCCGGGCCTTTAATTCGTGAAGGGCGTCCTGTGTGGCGCCCTTTTTTATGGAGCGGATCCATGATCAAGGTCAAGTACATCGGCCCCAAGCCGAGCCAGGTCTACCGGCTGAATGGCCAGGACATTACCTGGGCACAGGATGAGGTGCTGGAAGTCGCCGACAGCTTTGAATCGGCGCTGGCGATACACCCTGGCAATTGGGAAATCGTAGGTCACACAAACACCGTTGAACCTGTTGAAATTCCAGAAGAACCTGTGACGGAACCGCCCCTGGTGGACCTCGGCGCCATGGATAAACCCGCCCTGCAGGCTTATCTGCAGCGCGAACTGGGCCAGACGGTTGATCCGAAATGGAACGCCACGCGCCTGCGCAAGTATGTGCAGGACATTATGGGCAAGCGAGCATACGACCGGTAATGGCTTACACCACGTCTGAAGATACGGTGACACTCGAATCCATGGTCGGGCCGATGATGCTCGACTGCCCGATTCCGATCGTGGTTCAGGCGCTGCTGTGGGCGACGATCGAGTTCTGCGAGCGCACCCAGATTTATGCCAACACGCAGAGCCGCACCCTCGCAGCCGGCACGCAAAACATCGCGCTGACGCCTAGCGATGACGCGATGATCACCGATCTCAAAGAGGTGCTGTGGGATGGCGAACCCATTCAGCCCATCACCCGCCAGGACGCCAACGAGATCACCAAGCTGAACCCGACCGGGTTACCGCTCGGCTTCTACCGGCCCAATCCCGAGACTTTGGCACTGGCCCCGGCCGCTGAAAAGGCGGGCGTCATCAAAGTCACGATGATCCTGGCGCCCTTGCGCAATGCGACGTCCATCCCGGCGTTTCTGTGCGATCAGCATCTGGAGGCGCTGGAAGCGGGCGCCAAGTACCGGCTGACCCGCATGAGTAACCGCCCCTGGTTCGACCCGCAGTGGACCGACTTCCGGGCGCAGTTCGAGCATTTGATTGGCAGCTACAGCATCCGCGCCGATAAGGATGGCACCCGCCGACCGTTGAGGTCCGCACCGAGTTTTTAACCCGTCGAGATGACGGCTTTTTTCGCGTCGTGATGACGCTACTTTCCCGTAGCAGGAACCTTACATGGCACTGACCGCTAAGAACATTCTGGACCGGGCGTCCATGATTTTTCAAGACCTCACGAACGTGAGGTGGCCGGAGACGGAGATCCTCAACTGGTTGAATGACAGTCGGCGCGAGCTGGCGGTGGTGCGACCGGATATTTATTCGACGGTGGCGACCAAGGCGCTGACCGCCGGGGCCAAGCAGGAGCTGCCCGCTGATGGGCTGCGGCTGATGGACATCCCCCGGAACACCAGCGGCGCGGCGATTACCGTGACGCAGCGCGGCTTCCTGGATCAGCAGAACCCTGGCTGGCACCAGATGGCGGGTAGTTCTACCGTCAAGCATTTCATGGTCGATGAGCGCAACCCCAGCACCTTCTGGGTGTATCCGCCGGCCACCAGTGGCGCTTCGGTGGAGGTGATCTACCAGAAGGCGCCGACCGATTACACCACCAGCTCGACGCTGACCGCTTACGAGGAACTCTATGGCGGGGCGATGGTGGATTACGTCTGCTATCGCGCCTTCAGCAAGGACTCGGAGTACGCCGGCAACGCCCAACGCGCCCTGGCCCACTACCAGCAGTTCGCCAATGCGCTGGGCCTCGGACGCCAGAACGATTTCGCCAGCAGCGCCAACACCAACAACATCGGCGGCGCGGCGAACAACCCGCGGGGCGGTGGTATCGGCGGGGTCCCAACGCAACGGGGGGGCTAAGTCGTGAGCACATCCTCCAAATATTTTGCCGATGACATGCGGGTCGGGGACTCGTTCTACCTTGAAATCCAATACGACGAGTCCACGGACATCACTGGGTTCACTCACACTTTCACGATGCGGGAGAACTTTGACGAACCGCCTGCGCTACAGGTCGTGTCTACCGTGGGGGACGATCCCGCAGATCTTATTGTTGAGCGGAAAGCGATTATCCGAGTGCCTCCCGCAATGACAGCGCTACTGGCCCCTGGAAAGTATGTATGGGACATCCAGGCTGAAGTGCCAGCCACGGTGTCACACGGAGCGGATATAATGACGCTTGCCCCTGACCCCGATGACTTTAAAGATCGCATCCGGGTTGTTCCTGAAGTGACTGTCGCAGAGGATTAAGATGGCCAGCTTAATATCAAACATTGTCAGCATTACTGGTTTTCGCGGTATTCCCGGAGCGGTGCCTGAACTGGCTGTTGGCTTGGTAACCACTGGGTTGCCCGGATCTTCTGCGGTCGTAACGATTACCGGGACGCAGCTTGACCCAGTGCTTAATTTCACCATTCCTCGCGGCGACACTGGGACGCTGACACCAGATCTTGTTGCCGCCCGAGATACGGCGGTGGCTAGTGCCGAAGCCGCTACGATTGCGGAGGCCAACGCCGAGGCCGCTAGAGACGCAGCAGTTGTTAACGCCAACCTATATCCGGATGAGGCCACCGGTCGCGCTGCTGTGGCAGACGGCGCTTATTTCCTGGTCGCGGGTAGCGGCAATGTGGCTGCGTATGTCTATCGGCGCGTTAGTTCGTCCGTCTCAACACCGATAACGGATTATCCGAGCAAAGCGGCTTACGACAGTATTCGTAGCGTCGGCAAGAACATCTTTGACAAAGATCAGACCTTCCTGGCGAACTCAATAATCAACACCACAACTGGGTTGCCATCGACTAATCTGGCTTTCACGACCGAGGTTTCTGGTTTTATCCCTGTCACAGCTGCGGCCACCTATGTCAACAACGCCCCCGCGAACATCAAGATCGCCCAGTACGACGCCACAAAAACCTACGTTGGGGTCTATAACCTAGTCTATACCGCATCTGCGCCCCTCACCTTGGGGGCAACGACCCATTTTATAAGGATAGAGGGCGGCGGGTTAAGTGGTAATACCACTTTGCAGATAGAAGACGGGGCCATTAAAACGGTCTATGAACCTTACAAGGAACTGATCCGCGCGAGCATCGTTGATACAGACTCCGTCATCGCTTCCATTAAATCTAAGTCAGCATTTGCCGAGCCGGATGTATACAAAAAGGTCGGAAAGAACCTATTCGACTCATCTCAAGCGTTTACAGCGAATGCCACAATTAACAACACGTCAGGAATGGTTGCCACTAGTCCAGCGTGGACAACCTCGGCATCTGGATTTATTCCGGTTACTCCTTCGACTCAGTACGTCAATAACGACGCCTTCAACTGGACGGTGTATGAGTATGGCCAGGATAAGCAGTACCTATCTCTGTACGGGAGCATAAACAAATCAGCGCCTCGTGCTATAGGGGCTGCTACGCACTTTATTCGTGTCGTCCTAGAGCCGTCGAAAATATCAGGGGGCCAAATAGAGGTAGGCGCGGTGTCCACTGGCTATGAAAGTTACTATAAGCTGGTTGATAACGAAAACCTGAATCTATCTGCCATTATTTCAGATTCGGAGGATCAAGGACTTTTAGACGCCTACTTACAAGAATCGGTCGGAAAAAACCTGTTTGAAATTAGTGGGCCAAGTGTGGCCTCATCCGTATGGGGAAGTGGCGGTCAGGTCAGCACGAACGCGGCTTTCGCCGGCAGCACCGTCTACACCGACTACATGCCCGTAGCGCCTTCCACTGCCTACATTGCTAACACTGTCTACACCGCCAAGATTGCTTGGTATAACGCCGACAAGGTCTACATCAGCCAAGGAAGTACATATTCCACACTATCCATTACCAGCCCCAGTAATGCGGCATACGCCCGTCTGGGTACGACGTCAGCAGTCGAGACCGACAAGATACAGTTCGAGCGCGGGACAACTCCGACGATTTATGAGCCTTACACCCTGGCGTATAGGGGTAACCTGGATAAAGGCAAGATCAATCAAGCCTTGCAGTGGGCGGACAATACCCTGGCGCTCCCTTCCAAAATCTACATGTTGGCGGGCAACCAGAACAACATCTACTACCAGGCCATCCAGCGGCGTACCGTGCGGGATGTTTTCTTTACCCGCATTAACGGCACTGGGTTCGGCAACAACGAGCGCAAGGCCTGGGCGACTCCTGCCGCAGCAGGCGATGTTGCTTTAACCGCTACCCTATATGACGGGGAATTTGATCCCGTCGCCACAAAAACCACTACGGCAGTCGTAAAAAGCCCGTCAACCCCGTCAACCGCGTTCAGTATGTTGGCCATCGGCGACAGCATGACGTTTGAGGGGCATTGGCTAAACCGGATTCAATCACTGATTCCAGCGATTACCACGCTGGGCATTCGAGCGGGGGCTTCTCAACCAAGTGTATTCCATGAGGCGAGAAGCGGTTGGTCCTTAAAAAACCTCTTCGAGCTGTACGGCGCTCACGCAAATTACGGATTCACTCCGTTCATGCACCCGGTCGGCGCCTATCGGTACATGGGCACCACTAAAACCTGGAAGCAAGTTGCCGCCGCACCGACTCATGCCGATGTTGTAGGGATGACAGCGATCTACGCCACCTTGGGCATTGACGCTAACGGTCGACCCACGAAAGACCCAGGCTCTTCTACGCTCGCCGCCAACGCAGTGATATACGACGACGCCACTAGCGTCTTCCAGGTATGGGACGGCAGCGCGTGGAACACGATCACCGGGCTTACCTGGGAGTTCAACTTCACGAAGTACCTTTCAACATTTGGTGTAGCCACCCCGAATGCGGTTGCCATTATGTCGGGGTATAACGATTTCTCCGGGAATACGGTGCCAAGAGAGGTGTCGTTCAAACTGTTCCCTGCATGGAAAGCGCGAGTGGACACGATGATCGCTTCCGCCCAAGCGGCGGGCGTCGGCAAGGTGGCTATATTGATCCCGCTGTCCGTGACCGGCAGTTTGAATACCGACACGGGCGCTCGGTTCACCCGACGCATGGACGCCACACTTTGGGAAGTGAGAAGTCTTATTATCCAGAACTACGACAATCGTACCGGCGAGGGCATCTATCTGGTAGACGCGGGCAGCTCGGTCGACCCGGATTATGGCTTTACCGTCATTACACCCGATTGGCCCGGCGATGCAGAAAAACCTTTCGCGGAATACACAGGATCTGCCGTCATCCTGACCCACAACAACGACCCGCACCCCAATGCAGAGGGCTACTACCAGTTGGCTGCTCGTGTTGCCGGCTGGATTCAATCGGTTCGTTGAGCGCCGTAATATGACTTTAATCGACATCAACAAATTCGCCGGTATCATCAAAAAAGTTGATCCGACGCTGCTGCCACCAGAGAACGGTCAGTCAGGGCTAGACTTCCCGCTGGATAACGGCGCCTTGCGGGCCTGGAAAGATGTTGAGGTTGTCGGGCGCAGCATTACTTATAGGATCACCGGGGACGCGGCTATTGCCTATACGGTTGCGTTCATCTGGAACGGAGCGAGTTGGTGGGAAACCGCCCGCAGCATGAACATGAGCTAGGGGTAGGTTATGAGCCGAATTACCGTGCCAGGCTTTTCCGGCCTTAATCTCATTTCGGCCCCGCAGCGTCTGGAAGATCACCAGGCGCAAGTGGCGGTGGATTGTGATTTTCGTTCCGGTGATCTGCGCCCCTACTATGGGGACAAGCTGTCGACCACTTTCACGGGTGCGACGACATCTCTCGGCGATCCCTCGACCATCTACTTGTACGACCAGGGGCAACTGATTCGGGATACGGGCGATAAGGATTTTGCGCGTAGCCCAGTCTTCTTTTCGGACGCTTCTAATGACAGGCGCGTTTTCTATTCTGACGCCGCCCTAGCCAGCGACGATGCAAACAGCTACCCCCGCACGCTGGATAATTTCCCGTCGGGCGGAACAATTCCTTCCGGGGCTTCTCTGCCAAAGCGGCTGGGGGTGCCCAAGCCAGCGCCATTGCAAAAATCCGTCGAAGCGCAGATCCGATCGGGAGAGATTGCTTTCGCTTCGTTCTACACCCGACCGATCGGCAATACGGCGCGTACCTACAATACCAAGATCACTACGTCGGCGGACCTACCGAGCAGCCTGAAAACCGGGTCGCAGATTCTGGTGACTTTTCCCGGAATGGACCCCGGTCCCTACACCATTGCGTTAAATGGGACACGCAACATAGAGCTTCTCAATACCGGACTGAAACAGATCGCGGCGGGAAAAGCGGGGTCGCTGGATGGGACGACCTGGATCAATATGACGGTGGGTAAACCACTGTGGATACAGGTAGCCTCGGGTGCATCGCTCGGTGTGGACGTTGGGGATCAGATCGTCTTAACTTACAAAAATAATGCAACGCTACAGGGCGTTCTATCTCGGGAAGCCATTTACTCTGTAGGTGAAGTATCGGGAAATCGTTTTACCGTTGTCAATTCAGCCGGTGGGTTTCCTCACACGGGCACGTTTAGCGGAGCACTCGCTGCGGATCAGAAGTTGCGCTACGCCAAACTGGCCGACGTTGGTAATGCGCTGGACGCATCGACTACGGTCAACCTAGTCACGGGAACGATTGTCCCCCCTGCGCTAGTCATCCTTCATACCAAACAAACTGGAGAAGTGGCGACCTGGGAAGACGCCGCCACGATCGACACCGTGCGGTCGCGCGCTTACTGCGTCACTTTTGTTAATGCGTCTGGAGACGAATCCGAACCCTCACAACCAACCGACCCGATCGACGTGGTGCCGGGGAGTCCGGCGTTGTTCCCTGCGGCGTCGCTACCTATTGCCTCCTATGACGAAACAAAGTACCCACTTGCGGCGTACACCCAGCCGACCAAGCTGCGTATTTACCGTACCGACGAGTTGGGTACGTTCCGCCTGGTGACCACCGAGGAAGACGACGCCAATACCATTACCTGGGCAGAAGCGACAAACCCTGCTTTCACTTTTACCGATAGCAAGACCGACGCACAACTTGGCGAACCGCTCGCGACGACAGGGTGGGCGGTGCCGGTGCAGGGCATCAAGGGACTGATCAACGCACCGAACGGCGTTGTGGCTGGCTTTCGCGGGAGAACGATCTGGGGGACGGTTCCTTATGCGCCTTACGCCTGGCCCATCGCGCATCAGGTAGCTACTGAGTACGAGGTGGTAGGTCTAGCGCCGACTTCATCCGGTCTGGTCGTGGTCACCAAGGGAATGCCCTACATCCTGATAGGCGACAGCCCGGCTAACTGGTCCATGCAGAAGCTGGAATACCCACACGGATGCGTGGCGAGACGGTCGATTGTGGATATGGGTGAGTTCGCTATCTACGCCAGCCCCGACGGGTTGGTGGCCGTCTCCGGGGCCAATGTCCAACTACTGACTAAGCCGGTCATGACACGGGAACAGTGGCAAACGTATCTGGGGTATGTGGGTGACAAGTCCACGCTCAACGCCGCACAGGTAGAAGGCCGCTATCTGGCGACCTACACGGACTCGCTGGGCGCCAAGAAAGGGTTTATCTACGACCCGCAGACGCAAAGTTTTACCGATTTGACGCTGGACGCCGTGGCATTTTGCAATGATCTGGTTACCGACGTACTACTTATATTGTCCAAGGCAGACGGCAAAATCTACGGGTGGAACCAAGACATAGCGGCATTCAAGGCATACAAATGGACCTCCAAGTGGTTCCAGTTACCAATCCCTGAGCTGATGGGTGTGGCACAGATTTTTACGACCAGGGTCGATCTCACTGGGCGGACACTAAAGTTCGTCTTGCATGGATATGACAACAACGCAGCCGTAAAAATCTACGAAATCAGCACCAGCACCTCGCCGGATGCAATCCTGGGTAACCGACCGTTTCGCATCCCTTATGTCGCGCCCGGTCGGTTCACGGCATTTCAGATCACACTGGAAGGTAGCATCCCAGTCGGTACGGTAATGGTGGGGCGCGTCATGGACGAGATGAAAGAAGCGCCGTAATGGGATTACGTAACGTCCCCACCACGATCAAGGACAGCACACTCGCTGGGTTTTTGCGCGAATTACGCAATGCGATCAGTGATGTGTCCAGCCAAGTCGACGGACTCTCCAGATCGACACTGACACAAACGACTTCATCGGGAGGGGGCACAGCACCCCCCGAACCAGCACCGGACCTTCCTGTCCTGACCACATTGGTGTTAGCGGTAGACCCCCCCAACCCGGCGGTCGGGGCAACGGTCACTCTGTCGGCCAGTGTGGTGGGGAATACTCCTACCGGCACCGTGGCTTTCTACGATAGCACCGCATTGCTGGCTACGGTATCGGTCACCGATGACCTAGCGATTTATACGACGAGCGGTTTTACTCAGGGGACGCACTCGCTTTACGCCCGTTACTCTGGCGACGCGAGGAACTACTCGTCCAGCAGCAATCTGGTGACGTTGGTGGTGGGGTCAGTATGGGATGGACCACCCCCAACACCGACTAGCCTGACCGCGGAAGGAGTTATTGGCTACGTCGCAATCAAGTGGACCAACAGTTACATCGGCGACCGCGATGTGACCGAGGTGTGGGCAAGTCTCACTGACAACGTGGCAGTAGCCAGCAAGCTTGGCGAGAGCGCCGGGTCCGTTTTCCTACACAAGCCTGCGGCGGGCAGCCCCACCTGGTACTACTGGGTGCGTAACCGTGACGCAGGAGGGCTTTATAGCGCCTACTACGATCCGAATGCGGGGACGACTTCGGTAATAGAGGGAACCGTCGGGTCCATTACGACCGTCACCGGGACCGCCCCCATTACGGTTTCCTCTAACCCGACGACGCCCATCATTGCGATTACCGCCGCGACAACTTCAGCCGCCGGATCAATGTCCGCCGCGGACAAGGCCAAGTTGGATGGGATTTCGGCTGGTGCGGCTCCAGGCACCGTCACCTCCGTCGGCGGCACCGGCACTGTCTCTGGCCTATCCCTCTCTGGCACCGTCACCACGTCTGGAAACCTGACGCTGGGCGGGACGCTGGATTTGTCCTTGCCTCCCGCGATTGGCGGAACGACTCCAGCCGCCGGTAATTTCACCACCCTTGGCGCAACCGGCAATACCACCCTCGGAGACGCCAGCAGCGACACGCTAACAATCAACGGCACGGCAGTCTCTTGCCCGAATAACCTCAATTTCGACTCCAACACGCTGTTTATTGATGCGACGAATAATCGAGTGGGGGTTGGCACTAATAGTCCTTTAGGTCCACTGGAAATTGCTGGGTCTGCTGGTACTGTTCGAGTTGGGGCAACCGGAGACGCTGTATATTTTTCAAGAAATGGCATCAATTATATCGTCGCAAGCGGTGGAGCAAACGGCGCTTTACAGTTTCAGACGGGCGGTTCTATTCGACGAATGGACCTTAATCAGAACGGTGCATGGTCGCTGAGGACAGCCGCCGACTCGGCGAAAGTGTCCATATCTCTGGATAACACCGTTGAAAATGCACTGGCGCTGGATTCGAGCGCCAATCTGGCAGTAGCTGGAACTCTGTCATCAAAAACACAGGTCATAAAGTCTGCCGCTAATAACCCATTCGGAAGCCTTAACAGCATTACCAGGGCTACGCAAGTTATATCGGTCTCCGGAACGACATCAACCTGTACGGTGACATTTAATTCGGTATCGTCTTGGACCAACGCGGTTATTCGGGTTAGGTGCGCTTGTACCGCTGGTGGTGGAGTTTCCGAAGGTGCTGCTGAAACAATTTACTACACGAGACATGTTTCTTCTACGACAGCAAGAACGATCGTCGCTACGAATGTTACTACTTCAGCCGGGTTGGTGTTGTCCATTGCATACGGTACTGGAACAGCCACTATTACTGCGACGGTTGCCACTAGCGTGTATGTATTATGGGACGTTGAAGTATCTAACTTCATTAGCTCATCAGTATTAGCGTTTTCATAATTAGAGGACAAAAATGGCAGATTACAAAGAACAAACCGTATCTGGAACTTCGTGGCAACGCTCATGGCAGATTGTCATGGGCAATCCGCTGGGGGGACTTCCCACCGTCAGATATGACGAAGAGCAAGTTATCAACCTCGACTCCGAGCAGATTCGCAAATCCGTGGACGGCGGAGGGATTGGGTACACGATAGACCCATTTGCTGAGATCGAATTAAGAGACACCGACACGCTGGAAAAAACCGGAGAGACAATTTCGGTCAGTCTGATTCACCAAGCTCTTTTTTCAGATTACCTCAATCGGGCTGAGACTCGTGATAGTCAGCAGGTTGAACTGGCCCCTGAAACCCCCGCCGAAGAATAAACCATGCCAGAAAAATCAGCCTATCCACGAACCTGATCAATAACATGCTGGCCTATCTCGGCACCAAGCCGTTTGCAGAAGTTGGCCAACTGATCCAGGCGGTCCAGCAGGGAGCACGGAGCTAAGTCATCCCGCCTGAACAGGTCGCGGCTATGCCAATTCTGCGGCGTCAATCACAGTCCCTGGATTCAGCGGCGTGGTCCGCATTCTGGCGCCACAGCGTCTGGAGGATCAGCTCGACGAAATCTGGAAAATCCTCCGTACCCTGAAGCTCCCCAAGGACGCGCAGGTCATGGTGGATGAGATCGACCGGATCAAGGCTAAGTACCCCAAACCCGAGTAGCAAAACGTAGTTGTGGACGCGCCTTGTCCAGCGTGGATGATGGGCGCATGAGCCAACTAATCCTCCAAGACATACGGGAGTGCTGGGACGAGATTCGGCCTGGCCTCGACCACACCCGGCGCAAGATCGACGCGCCCTGGCGGCCCGAGGACGTGTACAGCGCGTGCGTGACGGGCAAGGCCTACCTCTACACCGGCGACCCCGGTTTCATCGTCGTGCAGTCCCAGATCAACGCCTTTAACGGCCGACCGGAGATGTTCCTATGGGTGGCCTACGCGCGAGGCCAGGACAACATCGAAACCTTCCAGGACCAGGTGGACGAGATCGCCATCGAGCATGGCTTCGACCGCATCGTCATGTGGAGCAATCGACCGGGATTCCAAAAGTCGTCTGGCTGGCAATCGGTGGCGAACGTCTATGAGCGGGTGCTGCGTGCTTGAGCTGATTCAGGTCCGAGAGGGGGATATCGCCGTCGATAACCGGCAGAACTTCGCCAAGCTGGCGCAGGCTTTGTCGGAACTGGACACCACCTTCGAGCCACCGGTCTGGCATTACCAGGCTAAAGGGCTGTTTGGTCGGCGGGCTTTTGCGCCGGCTGGATCCTGCATCGTGACCCTCGTCCACAAGCAGGAGCATTTCACCGTGGCGCTCAGTGGTCGATGCCTGGTGGTCGATCAGGATGGCAACAAGACCGAGGTGGAAGCGCCGAATGTCTGGGTGACGCAACCCGGCACCCAGCGCGCCCTGATTGCATTGACCGACGTGGAATGGTTTTGCGCCTATGCGCATGAAGACGGCATACCGGAAGATCCGGAGTCGACCTTCTGCTGCAAGACGTTTGAAGAATACGACGAATTTATCAAGGCGCTGCCGGCGCCGGGAGCAGTGTGATGGTATTTGCAGGCGTGTCAGCGGCGACCATTGCCGCCGTTGGTATTGGGACTGTAGGCCTTGGAGTATCTGCCGCCGGTGCAGCGGGCGCATTCAGTGGCCCAGTCGATAACTGGGGACCCACCCCCGAAGAACTCAAAGCGGCATCGGTCAATCGCCAGGCTTACGAGCAGGGGCGCTTCTGGCAGCAGCAACTTGACCCGATGATGAATCGGCGACTCAAGGACGACCTGGGCTACCTCAAGCAGGCCAACCAGCGCACCAATGAATTGGGGCAGGAGCTGCGCGGCTTGGATGCCGATAGCAATTACCAAGGGGCCGCGGATCGCAGCGTCAATCAAATGTGGCAGCAGATGCCCAATCTCCAGCAGGGCATGACGACGATGGCGAATCGCTCGGGTGGACCGGGATCCGGACAGGCACTGGCCGCGATGGGCACCACCGCCAATGGGCTGGATGTGGCCATGCGGGGCGCCAATGCTCAAGGCCGGATGGCTTATCTCAACGAGTATGGGCAACGTCGGGGCCAAATGGGTCAGGCACTGGACCAGCAAACGCAGCGGGTCGGCGGTTTCCGTGATCAGGCCTTGTCGCGCTTTGGGGATTATCAGGAGCGACTGGGCACAGGCCTGAACCTGGTGACCGGCGGCGGCCAGAACGCAGCCAGCAATCAGGCAGCACGCATCAACGCCCAGGTCCAGAACAACATCGCGGCCAATCAGGCTATGGGTCAATTGGGTGGCTCGATGATGAGCCTGGGCATGGGCATGTATAGCGCCGGCAAGAAATAGGAGACGAACATGGGCATGGGCGGAAGTGGTGGGGCTGCACCCCCTAAAGGACTGGGTCCATTGCAGCAGGGCAATTACGACATCGGTCAGCAGATGATCGCCGAGAACACGCCGGCTGCTAACGCGGCCTTTTCGCGTTACATGATGTCCGAGAAACTCTTCAACAATGCGTTGCAACAGCAGCGCGGCTTTGCCAATCAGCAGGCCGACTTTGCCCGAGGCGGTTTGATGGTGAAGGGCCTGGGGCAGGTCGATAAGGCGCTGTCCGGCCCCAATCTAGCCCCTGGCATTCAGTCCCGCACGCTGGGGCGCATGGGCGTCCAGATGACCCCCGAGGCGGAAGCCGCGATGGCGCAGCAGCAAGCCCTGACCAGCGCATCCAGCCAGGTGGGCATCAAGAACCAGGCGCGCTTTGGTTTGGCCAGCGCGCAACGTGACATGAGGTTTGCCGGCGTATGAACAACGTAGGATTCAATTACGGCATGATGGGCCTGCGCAATCTGGACCGCTTGGGTGATGTCGAAAATCGCCGGATCTGGGACCAGTACGAAACCAGCGCCAAGGAGTCGGAAGCCAAGAATGAAGCCATCGGTACGCTGATCGGCACGGCCGCGGGCGCTGGATTGGCCGGGTACAAGGAGTACACCAAGGACCCGCCGATGGACAATCCGCCCGGCGGTGAGCAGGCCATTGGCAAAGCAGCCAAGGCATCCGTCTCGGCCAACCAGGTGCTGGGCGAGAACTCGGTGATCGCCGAGAAGGACGACAGCACGCTAGAGCAGAAGATGGACAACTATGCCGGGAATGGATTGGGCGCAGCGAGCATCAAGGACAGCTATGAGCAAAACGCGATGCCTGACATCCTGAAAGACCGCCCCATGGTCTTTGCCAAAACCCCAACCCGCAACCTCTTGTCATCCAGCTATAGCCAGACCTCTGATGGGTTCAAGCAGGCCCTCAATGGCGTCATGAATGGCTGGGGCGCATTTATCGGAGGCACCCCATGAACCCAGGACTCGCGTCCGTAACCCCGCAGCAGGCCATGCCGCCGGCACCGCCCCGGCAGGACCCGCAGCGACCCGAGCAGCCCCCTATGCTGGCAGCGTATGCCGGCGATGACAGGATGGATGAAGACGCCGACAAGACCGCCGAAACGGCGATGAGCCTGGTGGCCAATCCCAATGTCGGCCCCGCGCTGCAGCAGTTGCAGAAAGCCGGGCAGGCGTTCCAGAGCCAGGGCGAAGCGGCGTTTCGTAACCCGGAGACGTTGCAGGCGCTGTCTTTGGCGCTGAAGCCGATCATTGGCCAGTCGATTGGATCCCCCCTGAACGAGCAGGAAAGGGTGGGTGATGTGCAGATTGCCGATCTGATCCCGACCGGGCGCGACACCATGCAAGTCAAGCTGTTGGTGCAGCCCGTCACCGAGGAGGGTCAACCGTCCCGCGAACCCTACGAGGCCATGCTGACCGAGGGCCGTGTGCCGGAGCAGCAGGGTGGCAAGCCCCGCGAGCTGACTCAGCAAGAAGTGCAGCAGGCCATTCAGGGCCTGGCACAGATCCACCAGATGCAGCAGCAATTCCCCGACGATATCGCCCGCGTCCAGCAGGGACTGGCCAGTAAGCCACCCGACGACCAGCGACCGCTTTACGACCTTCTCACCTAACCACAAGGCCCGCCTCGCGCGGGCTTTTTGTTGGTAAATCGTAGTTCCCAAACGCCTGAAGCGATGCGGTAAAACACTGGCATTGCTGGAGATTTCACTATGGCCAACGGCTTTGCAATGCGCGGCTTTACCGAGGGTTTGACCTCGGGGCTGCAGTCCGTCAACAAACTTTATGACTCCTACGTCGACCGCGACTTGCGGCGGGCCGAGGCGGAGCGTCTGCGGGCCGGGCAGGAAGCCCAGAACCGCTGGTACGAGGCGCAGGCCAAGAACCAGGAGTTCGATAACACCATCAAGTCCAAGGAAGTGGGCATGAAGGAGCGGGCGTTTGATCTGGAATCGCAGACCGACCAGATCAAGCTGGATGCCGCTAAAGAAGAGCAGCGCCGCAGTCAGCTACAAGCCCAGTTTCCTGACATTCAGCTTCGGCTGAAGAAGATGGAGACGCAGGGAGCGGATCCCAGTGACCTGGAAGCGCTGCAGGGCTTTGGTCTGGATGTCGGCCTGCTGGGGGATGCGAACTACACGGCCCAAGCCAAGGAGATTTCCGAGCGACTCAAGTCCGGCCAGCTTAACCCCAACGATCCGCAAGCGTTGAAAGTCTTGGCCCCGGCCTATCAGCAAAAGCTCGCCCGTAACCTGGGCGGTGTCGGCAAGGATGAGATGAGCGGTAAGGAATTCCGGGTGACCGGCAAGCAATTAGCCGGCTTTCAGCAAACCCCGCAAGGCTATGTGCCACTCCTGACCGTAGAAGGCGTGGACGCCGATGGCCAGTATGCCGCCTATACCGCGCCCTATACCGCCAACGGCAGCAACGACCCGATGGACCCGGTGACGATCATGCAGCAGAGCGACATTGCGCGCCCACTGGATGCGGTCGGCACGCTCTCTCGCTATGTGCAGACCCCCAAAAATCGGGAGGCACTGGAAGGCTATCTGCGCGCCAAGGCGTTTGGACCGGATAAGCCGATCTCGGCCAATGAGCAGGACCAGATCCGCTCGCGTCAGGTGGGTGACGAGATCAAGCGTCTCGAATATCTCAGCAAGAAAAGCCAGGGCAAGGCCAAGGAAGAGGCCGAGCGCGCCCTGACCGAATTGCGCCGGGAGAAGCTCAATACCGAGCAATCGTTGCAGGAAAAGAACTACGCCGACGCAGATGCGAAGGGGCTGGGTAGTGTTGGTAGAACCAGCAAAACTGGAAAAGCCAACAAGTTCGACGTCAAAACAGCCCAGCAATTAGCGGAGGTAGCCTACCCGACTACCGAGACAGATAGCATGGGCAAGCCGCTCATTTCCCCCGCCCTTCAGACGCGACGAAACAATCATATTGATGCCGTGCAAAGCATCATGTTCAGCAATAAGGATATCCCCCTGCAGGATGCCTCTTACGCGGCGAGCCAGGGGAAATTCGGAGCCATGCAATACCAAGGCAAGACGCTGCAAGGCTATGCCGTGGGCAATAAGTTCTATCCAACCGTCCCGGTGAACTAACTCATGCCAGTATTTGACATTGTTGACGGCGGCTTGCGCCTACCCGAATCTGATGCCGCCCCCGCGCCTGATAAGCAGCAGGGTATCGGGCTTGGCCTGTCGGTCATGCAGCGACTGTCGACCGACCCCGACTTAAAGCTGCAGCCGCATCATGCGGCCGGCGTGGTGGGCAATCTGGCCACCGAGACCGGCTGGTTCAAGAATATGCAGGAGATCCAGCCGACGGTGGCAGGATCCCGTGGCGGCTATGGATGGGCGCAATGGACCGGGCCACGTCGCCAGCAATTTGAAGCCTTTGCCCGCGACAAGGGCTTGGATATCAATTCAGAGGAGGCCAACTATCAGTTCCTGAAGCAGGAGCTGCTGACCACCGAACGGCCGGCCCTGGAGCAGCTCAAGCAGGCCACCAATTATCAAGAAGCGTCCGATGCCTTTATGGCCGGATATGAGCGACCCGGCGTTGCCGCCACCGGATCCCGTCGTCGCAATGCGCGCAAGCTGATGATGGCGTTTGGGAGTGCCGATATAGCACCAGAATCGCCAGAGGCTGGCCCACTGGATCTGCAGGGCTTTGTGCCGGATGGTGAAGTGGGTGCTCAGGTGGCGGATGCAGTCGCGGGCAAACCGGATAGCGGCCAGCCGCAGACAGCAACCCCCAGACCGACCCAAGCGCCCGTTGAACCGCCTTCGCTCCTGCAGCGCGGCAAGAATCTTCTGACCGATGCCGGAAATGCGGTGGAGGATTTCGCCTACAACCAGGTGATGGATCCGAAAAGCGTGGTCAATAACCCTGGCCAGACCGCCAAGAATCTTGGATCCGCAGCGCTGTCCGGTGTTTATCGGGGCAGTGAAGGCGTTCTTGGTACTTTGCAGGCCGGCGCCGAAGCCACCAACAAATATCTGACGGGACCCGTCTTTAACGCCTTTGGCGTGCAGGATCCAGTGCAGCAGCTGGCTCAGACCTACAGTAAAGCGCGTCAAGGCCAGAAAAGCATTGCCGAAAGGCTGACCCCAAAAGCGGACAGTGACCTGGCGGCGGGCGTGTACTCCGGCATGCAGTCGATCACCCAGAACCTGATGACAATTCCGGCGGCCGTCGTTACGGGCAATCCGCTCATGGCGCTTGGCCCGATGGGCGTGATGACGGGCGGGCAGTCCTACGGTGAAGCGCGTGATGCCGGCAAAAGCCCTGAGCGAGCCGCGCTGTACGGGACGACGCAGGGCATTATCGAGGTGGGGACTGAGGCCATCCCGATGAGCAAGCTGCTGGGCAGCATCAAAGCGAACGACGCGCTCTGGAAAACCTTTGCCAAACAGCTGGTCCCTGAAATGCTGGGCGAGCAGGCTGCCACATTCCTGCAGGATCTCGACAAGTGGGTTGAGCTGAACCCAGACAAGACAGCCAAGGAGTTCATAGCTGAGCGCCCGTCTGCGGCGATGCAGACGGCTGTTGCCACCTTAGTGGGCACCGGCGGCCAGGTGCTGCTTGGAAAGGCGGCGGATGCAGCGGCCAAGCGCTGGTCATCTGAGAACAAGATCGAGTCGCTCTACAACAAGAATCCCATGTTCATGGAGATTCTGAAGAACGAGACCGATCCCAATCTAGCGGGCATGGAGCGCGCCAAGCAGGCCCGCGACATCATGGCTCAGCGCCTTGCCGCAGCAGCGACGATGCCGGCCGACCAGCCCGAAGACACCACCATTTCCTCCACCGGCATACCAGGAGCCACTGATGCCCAAGATCCCATTAGCGCAAGTGCGCCGCCTGCAGGACAAGCAGGACAAGCAGGAAGCGCCGAAGAAATCCAACCCACGCCCGACCCTGCCGCCACGACGCCGGGGCTAGGTTCGCTCAAGGAGCAGGGCTACACGCTCAATGATCTGGGTGACGGCCGCATCGCCATCCTCGATCCGCAGGGCCAGACCCATAGCACCTTCACCGACGCGCAAGACGCGCTCGATGCGTTTGAAGTTCCACCCACACAGGAGATCGCCAATGAAAGGCAAAACCAAGAAACCAGTACGGCCGGGCAAGAAGGGCTGCTAAATGCCACTAATCCCACGGGAAGCATTGGAAGCAATGTTGCAGGCGCTACAGCAGGAACTGATCTCGCTCCGGGAGCAGAACCAGGAACTGGAGTGGGCACTGGAGATGCAGGAGTACGACTTGAGAGCGGACAGCCTGATCGAGATGGCGGAGGCGTTGCCCCCGCATCAGCGGCCGTCGATCCTGTCGGCCAGCCTGCATTAACCCCTATCCTGCAAAACCGCACCCGGTCCAATCCGGCTTCGGTCCAGCAGATGCAGAGCATTGCCGGCAATCCGGATTATCTGCGATTGAGTCCATCGCGTAATTTCGCGGAAGGCGCGCCCGTCATTGCGGGCGGCACCGTCCCGGAATCGCAGCTTGGCCGCAAGGAAACCACCGTCACCGCCAAAGGGCGGCGTATTCCCGTTCAATATGCGGTGGTAGAAGCAGGCAGCGTGCTGGCGTCCAACAATGCCGATGGCACGGTCAATGCCCAGTATGGTGACCAAACCCTCCAGGCACCCCGCGCGATTGCCGGGAATGGCCGCATCGCTGGACTGCAGAAAGCCTATCGACAAGGCTCAGCCCAGCAGTACCGGGCCGACCTGGAGCAGGATGACCTGCATGGCATTAGCCCCGAAGTCATTCAGGGCATGCAGAACCCGGTGCTGGTGCGCCTCATGCCGGATCCCGAGATCACCGCCGACATCGGTGACGAATCGAATATCTCGGGCGGACTCAGCCTGTCACCCGTGGAGCAAGCTAAGAACGACGCGGAGCGACTGGATCTGGCGGGGCTGGACTTTGACGAGGACGGGACACTGGGCCGGAATACCGTGCTGCAGTTTGTGCGGTCCATGCCGGAGTCGGAGCAGGGCGGCTTACTGGATGCGGACGGCACGCCCAATCGCCAGGCGCATGATCGACTCAATTCCGCTGTCTTCCAGAAAGCCTACGACAACGAAGAGTTGGTCCGGCTGCACAGTCAGGCGGTCGACCCGGAAGCCAAGCTGGTCATGTCGACTTTGTCCCGGTTGGCGCCGAAAGTGTCGCGACTGAAAGGGCAGGGAGCGTTTGATGTCCGTCCCTGGCTGGCGGATGCAGCCAAGGCCATCATCAACGGCAAGCGCCGCGATCTGACCATGCAGCAGATTGCCGAGCAGCAGGATCTGGATATTGATCCCAGAGCCTATGACATCATCCGGCTGTTTGCCGATAACCCGCGCAGCAACAAGGCGGTCATCGAGGACTTGTCGGACTTTGCGGACTTCACGTATAACGAAGCCACCCGCGACACCACCGATATGTTCGGCGAAACGCCACGGGCCACCCGTGAAGATCTGGTTAAACGCCTGGAGAACTACCGTGAAAGAAGAGGCCAACAAAATCTGGCAAAGCGAAGCAGGGGGAAGTCTGTTTCAAGCAATCCTCAAGAAGCAGCCACTCAGCCTGCAGGACCGGATAACCTTGCGGAAACTGCGCAAGCTCAATCAGGACTCTTCGGAGAACCCACCTCCGCCGACCGCGCCAACACCGACCGCGAAGCCCTAGCCGAAGCGCAGCGCGAAGGCCAGCGCCGGCGCAACGCCAACAACGCACCGCCGGCCGATGATGGCCTGTTTGCGCAGGATAACCGGCAGGATCAGATTCGATTCAGTCGTGCACCCACCTTCTACTCCCAGCTCGCTCGCGGTTTCGACACCGCCAAGCAGGACAGCATGCCTGGCTCGCAGTGGAGAGCCTGGCTGTTCAGCAACCAGGCCAAGCTCGGCATCAAGGCCGACGAGATCGCCTGGACCGGTATCGAGGATTTCCTCAAGCTGAAGGGCAAGGAGAAGACCAGCAAGGCCGACATTGCTGCATTCCTGGCGGATAACGGGGTGCAGGTGAATGAGGTGATTAAGGGCGAGCAAAAGCCGGAGTCAATTGCCAGGCTCAAGCAAGTCCTGGAGCAGGAAGACAACCTCGGCTACGACCGCAGCACCGATGCAGCTCGGGATCTCGTAAATGGCCGTCTCGACATCAAAGACATCGATGTGTCAGATGATGTGAGATCGGAGATCGCCGAACTGGTCGATGATTACAAGCAGAATCGGCCCACCAAATTCAGCCAGTACACCATCCCCGGCGGCGAGAACTACCGGGAGCTGTTGATTACGCTGCCAGAACGAGCTAACGCAAAGGAAGGCTGGTCCGTCGAAGAAAACGATGATGGGCTATTTGTGATACGGCAGCCTGATGGCGATCTATACCGGAGCAGCACAACTGGAGGCGTGTTGACGTGGGCCAGTGAGCGCGGGGCCAATGGTGCTATGGCTGGATACGCAAAAGCGAAGGACCAGACAAGCTACCGCTCATCACACTGGGACGAACCCAACGTCCTTGCCCACCTTCGTTTCGACGAACGTCAGGATGCTGATGGCAATAAGGTTCTGTTCATAACTGAGCTGCAGTCAGATTGGCAACAAGACGCTCGCAGAAAAGGCGTTGGCGTTCAGTATCGGGTGGAAAAAAGTAACGGCGCAGTCGTTCAATCATTTGCCACAGAAGCTGACGCCAATGCTTATGCCGAAAAGAATTGGTCACCCGACAACAACATCAGCGTTCGCATCAAGCAGGGCGTACCTCAAGGTCCTTTCATCGGCGCCGACCCAAAGCCCGTCGTATCGCTTGGAATTAAAAGAGCTATCCGCTATGCCGCAGAAAACGGCTTCGACAAGATCGCCTTTGCCAGCGGCCAGCAGAATGCGGATTTGTATGACCTGAGAAGGCAGGTTGCGGGCATAACGTGGGAAAACACAGATAAGGACAACGTGTTGCTGCAAGCCAAAGGGTTTGACGACAACTATCTCATCAATGAAACCATGCCATCAACCAGGGTTGATGACTACATAGGCAAGGAACTGGGCGACAAAATACGATCAAGCATTGATAGAGGCATTTACTCCGGCGGGTTTTCCGGAGAAGGCTTAAAAGTCGGCGGCGAAGGCATGCGCACCTTCTACGATAAGATTGTCCCCTCCGTCGCCAATGAAGTCCTGAAGAAGCTGGGCGGAGGGCGCGTGGGGACTGCCAATATATCTGTCATTCCGGCAGAAACATACAAAGGCGATAGCGCGTATCGCTATGCCGCCGAGAGTTTTCTTGAGGGCGGATCATCTCTTGATGAGGCTATTTCCGGCATGGAGAAAGCCTACCCGGCAGCAAAGAAGGACGAAATAGCGGCGGCGGCGAAATACGTTTATGGGTTCCAGTCAGAGCAGCCGGCATTCACTATCACCCCCGCCATGCGAGAGAAGGTCATGGGCGGCTTGCCCTTATTTAGGCAGGCGCGGCGGGCGGGTCAGCAGAAAGTGGGTGCCGTCCTCGGTCGTGAAGCCGTGGAGCGTGCGGCCACTCGCATCGGGCGTCGTCTTGGACTCAGTGCCAACGTAAGTATTCGGACGGTAGACACCGAAGCCGAACTGCCGGCGGATATACGCCAGCAGGCGGCCAAAGATGGAGCGACGGGCACGGTCATCGCGGTACATCGTGGGGACGAGATTTTTCTGGTCGCGGATCAGCATAAGTCGCTCGCGCAGGTGGAAGAATCCATCCTACACGAATCCAATCACTACGGCGCCAATGCGCTGTTCGGCAAGGCCAAGCGCCAAGCCTACACCCGACTCTATTTCAAGCTAGGCCGGGCCGATGGTATCCGTGACTTGGCCGCGAAGCAGGGCGTCAATATGGACGCCTACTTCACGACGGCCGATGAATTGCGCAAGGATGGCAAGATTAGCGATACCCAGCGGTTCAGCTACCTGGTGGACGAGTTCCTGGCGCATGTGCAGGGCAAGAAGGCCTATGCCAGCCTGCCGCAGAAGATCAAAACCGCCATTCAGGAATTCTACGGGGCCATCCGTAACTGGATGAACCAGCGCGGCTTCGTCAAGCTGGCCCAGTTCAATGATGCGGATCTGGCCTATCTATTGCGCTCCATCCACAGAGCTGCGCAGGGCAATACAAAGCCCGGCAAGGGGCAGGCGATGTTTATGGTGGCCTGGCATGGTGGCCCGCATGACTTCGACAAGTTCAGCACCAGCAAGATTGGCACGGGCGAGGGCGCGCAGGCTTTCGGTTATGGCCTGTACTTTTCCAGCGACAAAGAAGTAGGTGAGTGGTACAGGGACAAGCTGGCTGGCCAACAATCAACTTTATTGATTGATGGGAAAGAGTTCAGTAACACTCAGTCTGAATATAGTGATGCGTCCGATGTTGATCGGATCATCATGGACGCCTATACCGGCATTGGAAAAGGCTTTAAGTCGCAAGCGCTCCTTGTCAGTGAATTAAGAAGTCGGGCCAAAGGGGCATTCAAGAATTGGAAGCCTATTTTCAAGGAGGCTATAGCAAAAGCCAAGAGCGAAGCCGTACAGGTCAACACAGATAAAGGCAAACTCTACCAAGTCGAACTCGCCCCCGCCGAGGACGAATACCTGGACTGGCACAAGCCGCTGAGTGAGCAGAGTGAGAAGGTCAGGCGCGTCATAAAGAAGGTGCGTCAATTCGTGGAGGCTAATGAGCCGAGCAGTGGCATTTCAATCAAGCCAGTTCGGGATGACGTGCTGATCGGTGAAGGACTCTATGGTTCGCTATCTGTCGTCCAGGGTTCCGACCAGGCCGCCTCCGAATACCTGCACTCGCTCGGCATACGCGGCATTCGCTATCCCGCCGAGGGGCAGACGGGTGGCAAGACCGGCGACAAGATGAACTACGTGATTTTCTCGGATGATGATGTCGAGATCACCGCAAAGTTTAGTCGCGGAGAACCGACCGAGCAGCAGCTACAGAAAGAATACGAGGACACCAAAGCCCGTTACGAGAGCACGCCGCAGTGGATGAAGGCGCCCAACGGCAAATCATCCAAGCTAACCGAGCAGCAATGGGTGATGGTGCGGACACCACGATTCAAGGCGTGGTTTGGGGATTTTGAGGCCGACAAAAACCAAGCCATGTCACCGGTTGTTTTGGCTGAAGATTACTTTAGAGGTAGTGTTGATGACGCGCGCGCATGGGCCGTCAAGAATCTAGCAAATAGCGATGGCTGGCTGAACAAGGCGACAGGAGACAAACTGATCGTGTCAAAGCGGGTGATGACGCACAAGGCGACCAGTGGTACGGCAATCACAAAAAGCGACGACGCAAGAATACATTTGGCGGCATTACATGAAATGCCGGCCATTATCAGGGTAAGCGTCCCAGTAGCCTCAGAACCTGATTCCGGAGACGACACCAACATCCTTGGCGTTCACAAATTTATTGCCCCACTGCAATATGGCGATGATCTTTTTGCAGTAAAGCTCACGATCAAAGACCACGACGACTTGCCGCGCGGCAAGCATCGCAAGTTCTATGTTCATGAAATCGTGGATATGGAGGTGATGCCGGTTGCGGCCAAATACGCAGGACGCTCGCGCTCTAATCCCATCGTACAGTCAACCGGCACCGGGCCTGCGCTCGCCCTTCCCCATAAGACTAGTGTAGGCGAATTGATCGACGCCATCAACGCCAAGGAAGAGGGAGCCATACCTGCCGTCTCCATGGTGACTGACGAAAACGGTGAACCGCGTGTCGTACATCACGGCGCACCCGACTTGCGGTTCATGGCGGACGACGCGACCTTCAAGACCCTGTACGAGCGTTATGGTTTCGGCTACCGGGAAGGGGCTTACTGGTTCGCCTCTTCCAAGAAAACCGCCAATTCCTACGCGGATGATCGGCGGGCGTTTGACTATCAAAATGCAGAGCCAGGCGTCCTGGATGCGTTCCTGAATCTCAGGAATCCGCTGGAAATTGATGCAGGCGGCAAGACATGGCGGGACGCGCAGAACCTCGGCAAAACCAGCAACGTCATCGAGCAGGCACGCGCTGGCGGACATGACGGCGCCATCATCCGCAACGTCAAGGATGATTACAACAACGGACGCGGTACGCCGACCACGACCACCTACACGGTGTTCACCTCAAACCAGATCAAGTCGGTGGATAATCGTGGTACATTCGGAACCGATACGGGCAACATCCTGCAGGAGCCATTACAAGATGACCTCTTCAGACAACAACTCGACCTCTTCCTTGATGCTGATCCGGCTGGACAGTCAGGGCCGAAGACTCAGGCAGCGAAGCGAGCTGCAGCCGCCGCCGTTGAGTCTCTGCGGGGGTCCGATCGGGGAGTATTGGGTCGCCGACTTGCCGACACCTACGCCGCCCGACAGCGCGTCAGCCTGGTCGGACACACCGTAAATTCAAGAGAAGACGTCGCTACCCTGGCGCAGGTCTACCGTGACCCGCGCTTCGAGACCTTCCGCCTGTTCTTCCTTGATCAACAGGGAAAGATCGTCTCCCAGGTAGGCCTGTCCAGCAGGCTGCCATCCTCTTCTGCCGTTATCGTCGGCAGCGACATCGACAAGTACCTGACGGACCTGGCCAAGGCGGCCAGCAAAGCGGGTGCTGTCAGCTATTACATGTTGCACAACCACCCGTCGACCAACCCGATGCCGTCGAACGCGGACGTGAATCTGACCAAGAAGTTTGAGCAGGATCTGAACCTGATCAGCAATGGTCACGTCATCATCGACACCAACCGGTACGGTTACATTTATCCAGATGGCAATGTAGCCGTCTACGAAAAGGACTTCGGGCAGGTATCCCCCTACAAGGCCAACGAGTATTCCAGCCACACCATCAACAACCCAGCGACGCTGATGGATGTAGCCAAGAAAATTGAGGTCGACAATGATGCGGTGACCCTGATTGCCGTGGCGGCCAGCCAAAAGGTGCTTGGTGTCACGACGATCCCGTCATCCGTCATCAAGGATAGCAGCCAATCAAGACGCACCCTGCGCATTCGCAAGGCGCTGAAAGCATTGAATGGCGCCAAGGCCTTTGCGGTGGGGACCGATCGCACGGCTCTGATGAAAATGACTGGCCTGGTGATGGACTCCATCCACATCAATGAGGACGGCGACTACAGTAGCCTGGCGGAGCAGATTGGCGCCTACGGGATGTCGGATCCGTTCGTGGTTCGTGGCCGCAACGTACCCAGAGTGACGGCGGACACCAGCCCGGAATTCGACTACCTGCGCGAGCAAACCCTGCTGGCCCGTGGTGGTGGTATGGGTAATGGCATGATGGTGGCCGAGCCGGATGCGCCGTTCTCTTCTCGCAAGAATGTATTGGGCCAGACGCCCCTGGTGAACTGGACTGCGCCCGACGAAGCCAAGCTGGACGACTGGATCTACAAACTGGCGGACAAGCAGATCGACACCAAGCGCGTGGTCGAAAAGCTCAATGCCTCGGATGCCTGGAATCCCTATCAAAAGGAAACGCTCTACCACGGCAAGGCCGAATACGAGACCAACAACTTCAAGGTCAATGAGGTCAAGCCGCTACTGGACGCCATGTCGACTCGCGGCATCAGCATCGGTGACCTGGAAACCTATCTGTGGAACCGTCACGCACCGGAAGCCAACGACTATTACGCTCGGGTTAATCCGGACCAGTTCCCGGATGGCGGCTCTGGCATCAAGACGCAGGATGCGCTGGATTATCTGGCCAATCTGCCGGCGGGCGTGCGCACCGATCTGGAGGCGATTGCCAACCAGGTGGATGCGATCCTCCGTGAAACCCGTGCCCTGTTAGTACGTGAAGGCCTGGAAACCCAGGAGACCATCGACGCCTGGGAAGCGGCCTACCAGCATTACATCCCGCTGCAGCGTGAAAGCGCAGAGATCTCCGAGCGCGGCATGGGCACGGGGCAAGGTTTCTCGGTCAAGGGACCGGCCAGCAAGCGCCGTACCGGCTCCGGAAAAGCCGCTGCCGACATCCTGGCGCAGGTCATGATGCAGCGCGAGCGGGTCATCACCCGTGCCGAAAAGAACCGGGTGGCGTTGTCGCTCTATGGCCTGGCCATACAGAACCCCAATCCGGGCTTCTGGTATGCGGTCAATCCGGATGCAATCACGCAACCGGCCAAGGTGGCGCAGGAGTTGATCGATCAGGGCATGCTGGACACGGATATTGCCGGCATCATCAAGGAGCCGACCGAAGCCCGCAT